CTGAACTAGTATCTATAGTTTCATGATTAATTTCTTCAGCTACATTGCCTATATAAACCTGCCTTCCTACTACTGCAGATGTTGTAAATAGAGCATTTATAGTCTCAGTATCATCAGGATAACCACTTTCTAATGTATATGTAGAGCCTATTGGTGGATCATCAAATGTAAGAGATACTTGTGGCATTACAAATAAACTAACATTATCTAATATTCCTGCCCCGCTTCCTGTAGCATCATGATCTAAATAAAACCATAAATGAGTTCTATCTGTATCTCCTACAGTAAATTCTACTGTATGTTCTGCTATTCCATAGTCATCTGCTGGTATAAGAGTTTCTTCAGGGAGATTACCTGATCCTCCTAAAGTTCCACCTCCTATAGTTAGATTTAATTGAGCAGTTGTTATTTCAAATTTTAATTGGTATTTTTTACCTGCCAACATACTAGCTCCAAGCTCATTAATTACTGAACTATGTTCGTCATTGTCAGATAAAGCATATCCACTCCCTATAGTCCAACCAGCACCATTGGAAGTATCTGCATCATCTGCATGAACTGACCAATTACCATCAAAAGCTACTCCATTTTGTACTAGATCCTCTACAGTTGTACTTGACCATTCATTATAGGTATCATTTCCTATCTTCTTTACACCTTTTGTTTTATCCCAAGTTGCTAGCAAGAATTTATCATTTTCTGGAGCACCTGATGCATCAAGAGATTCATAATATAGATTTCCACCATCAGGTCCATGTGTACTATCAGGTCTTTGTATAGTTAAAGTAGAAGCATTATTATTTTTAACAGAAGTACCTTCATAAACAGTAGCAATAGATTCTACTTCATTTTTTATAGTTGTTTGAGAGAATCTAAAGTCATTTAATCCCCAATTATAAACTTTACTAGATGGCGTTAAAGCAAGTTCTCTAATGCTAAGTTTAGGTTCTCCTAAAGTCATAGTTGAAGTAGTTGTAACTGTAAATCCTATAAAAACATGACGAACACTTCCTATATCAAAATTTGAACCTGTATGAAAGGCTGTTTCAAAAGGGAGCACTATTCTAGCCCAATCTGTATGTGCTCCAGCCTCTTCTATCATAGGATTGTCAATTAGCCACATTTTAGCGTGTGAATCAAGAGTCCCTGTTTTATAATGCATTATGCCATCATCACCATGCTCGTCATATATTATATAAATTCCACCAAAACTGCTGGTATAATTTGCCCCCATTTTAAACTCTAGTATTATGTCCTGTCCATCGGGAGAAGGTAAACTTCCACCATAAAATCCCACGATTTCAGAGGCATCAGTACCACTATTTAAATCACTATCTCCTACACGAAATCCAATAAAAGGAGACAAATCGGCATCAACATCTCTATGCCAAAATTCTATTATATCAGACTTACTTACATCTTTATCTCCAGTAGCACCACTAAGATCTATATAGCTTCCATCAGAAGCTTTTACCTTGATACTATAATTTTCAGCAGTAGGATCTGTACTAGTAATATCATATTCTTCTGTCGCACTATCTGTCCAATGCCCAACATTTTCGCCCATTTTTCCATTAGCATTTGAATCTGAAAATCCTTTTATGAAATCATTTGGGCCATAAGTTGCTGATGACATATTCCTAGGAGTAGCACTTATATCCCAGAAACTTTCATCCATTATAAAGCCAGTGCCATAAGGATTATTAGTAGCACTATTTCCTAAAAATAAAAGCGTATCTTTCCCTCTATCTCCAATAACACTAATATCAACTCCATCCTTCTGTGTTGTTAAATTGGTAGGATTTAAAGTACCAGTTGTAGGCTTTGTTACAACAAAATCATTTTTTCCAGCGTAATTAATATTTTCCCCTACTTTATAAACACCAGTTTGTTGATGCCATACAGCGTCCCCATCTGAATCATTAACTAATATTCCCTTTCCTGCTGCTACATTATTAACAGCATGATCAGTTCCATCAGGGACTCCTCCAGCAGGATTAGCTGTAGTAATTGTAAATGTTTCACCTACAACTTTCCCTCTATAATCTAAAGAAAGATTTTTAGTAGAGACACATTCATCCTGCCCCTCACCTTGAGAGATTACATCAGAAGCACTAGCATCTAAGTTTAAACCTCCTCCAAATCCATTTAATGTGAAAGATTCTTTAGGCATTTTTCTTCAAAGTTTTGGGAGAGTCTTGTCCGAATAAGCTAAGAGCGCAATTCGATTTCTCGAATTTAGGAGGATTTGTACAATGCCTCTCCCAATAGTTATTAGAAACTTTGATATACATAGGTTTCATTTCTATTTTAATAAAACTTTTTTAAGAACTGAGACAGCTTTATCATAGATTGCAGCAAATATCTTTTCTTCTGTATCTTCATTTAATAATGGGATATTTACTGAAGCATTCCATTCATCTATAACTTCTTGTCGAACTTCAGGATCTGAAAGTTTTTCTGATATACCACTCTTTAAATCACTTTCCAATTCTTTTAATTTATCTTTTATAAGACTCATTTTGTTTCTCCTATTTGTTTTTTACATTTATTACATATTACAGTATCTTTTTTAGGATGAGAATCCTTTAAAAGAAACTCTATTAATCTACTTTGTTGAAATTGTGTAGTTTCTAATTTATCAATTCTTTCATCAGCATCATTAGGATCTTCTACGTACTTTAATACCTTATCTAACTTAAATTTTTTCTTTATAAAGTCAACTAACTTACCTATTACTATTTTTTGTATCATTTTTCTTCCCATTTACTTAAATCTAACATTTGAAGAGGTTTTTCTATCATCTGTTCTTTAAGCTTATCATTCTGAATTTGAATTTTAGTTCCACCCTTAACATAAGGTTTCCCATTAGCTGTTCCTATATCATAACAAAAGAATGTTGTCTTCCACATGCCCACTCGTACTACTCTCGCAGGACGACCATTCAGTATCACAACATCGTCTGTGTTTAAATCTTTCCCCCAGAAAACTTTTATACTCTCCACTATACTCTCTAAGGTCGATTTCGCTAATATAAGAACTATCCCAGAAAGAAGGAAGTATACTATATACCCCAGTATCCCTTCCGCCTGTGCTTGTAGTTGTTCTTCCATTCTTATTCTTATCCATTTATTATTTTACCCCATACTGAGGTTTGCCCTTTTATGATTTCCACTACCTCTACCTTAAAATTTCCACCTTTAAACCAATCTACGATTGCAAATGCGTGGTTCCAATTAGTAAGTCTACCACCCAACCAATCTTCATCTGCCTCTATATCTTTTAAGCATCCCATACTCCAAGAACTCAATGTTCCACCTGCAACAGTTTTAGTGTGTCTTTGGAGATCATGTGTATGTCCATACATAATATTCTCACCATACATATCTAAATGTTTAAAAGCATGATACTTTGAAGTATATTTGCCATGAGTAAAACTTAATTTACCTATCCTTAGATTTTTCTTTCTATTATAAGGATGGTACTTATAACCTCTTTCCTTCAATTTTAAAGCATTCTGAGTTTTGTATTGACTCAGATAAGGATATCTAGTTACAAACTTATCAAGCCAGACTTCATGATTTCCTTGAACAAAGTGTCTTTCCCTAGTTTTAGCTTTATCTAAAGATTCATCTATCCAGTCCATACCTGCATTAACTGACTTAACATCAAAGTTTAATAAAGGTATTAGATCCTCCATTGGTTTAGCACTTCTACCTTTCCAATAATGGGTGCTAAAATGCTCCCATTCACCTGTATCACCTAAATCAATATAGATATCTGGTTTGACGATTTCTATAGCCTTACATACAACATTAATCGCTTTCTGATCATGCAAAGGAAAATGCTTATCAGGTGTAACAAGGGCTCTTTTAACAATACCCTTATCCTTTTTAGGCATAAAACCTCCTATTTATTTAGCTCATTCTTTATTTTTAATACTAAGTACACTAAAGTTATTAATCCCACTACAGCACTAACAAGTTCAGGAAACCAACCTAGGAATCCTATCGTAGAGCCTCCAGCACCAACTCCAACTGTCTTTAGTGTGTCTTGCATTTATTTTCCGCCACGTGATCTTGACTTTTTGCTACCTTTACCAACTATTTTTCGTGTTTTAGAACCAGTACCAACTGATGTAGAATACTTACTATTTGTTTTAGGTTTAGTAACACTTTTTACTACATCTGCAACTCCTGATATTACTTTTCCACCAGTTTCTTTTATTAGGCCTGCTAAGCCTATTATTCTTGATTCACTTGCCATTTTAACTCCTTTTGTTTTAATTTAATGTCCACTTTTAAATGTACCTTTCTGTAAACTATCTCTATATCTTCCAAGTATATTTCTTAATCTTGCTTGTACAGTAGAGCCTGAATATGGAGTTTGATAATCTCCTTGTGTCCATTCTCTATGTCCTATAGTACTAGCAAAATCAGTTCCTGTAAAAAGTTGTCCTAATCTATTTTGTAGAATCCCTGCAGATTCCTTACTAGGAGAAACTTTAGGGGTTGAAGTTTTCTCAGTATAAGTTTCAGATTTTACAGAAGCAGTGCTACCCTTATCAATACTCCCTGTTGAAGTATCTGCATTTTGCTCTGTTGTATTAATTAAACCATCTAATCCTATTACACCCATAATTAACCCCTATACGCTATTATAAAGTCACCACTTGAAACAGTATTTATCTTATCAAATACTCCATAAATAGTGTCTCCATTTTCAATAGTTAATCTTTCACCAACATCATAACTACCTGTTTTAGAAAAATCATCTCCTGCAACTCCAGCAAGCACTCTAGCAGTACATTCAGCATCAGCATCAACAGCTTTTAGTGCTATCCAATACTTAACATCTAAATATCCTGCAGTTACCCCTGCCTCAACTGTTTGGACAGTATCTGCTCCTATTATGTCAAATCCTGACTGTCCTACAGCTATATTTGATATTTCCTCTGCTGTATATTCTTTTATTCCTTTATGTGCCATCCTTACCTCTTTTTATTATTTAGTTCCTAATATAAATTTATAATAAGCAGTAGCAGTAGCTACCTGATCTTGAAATACTAAAACTTTAGTAAACCTTCCAAAAATAATATCTGCAGAAAGCATCATAATACTATTACCAGAGTCAGTGCCTGGAGAATTGTTATAAACTCCATCCTTAGCTAGATCGGCTCCTGGTGCTTCTGATTTTGCCATTATTCTTCCTACTCCATTTATAGATACTATTCCCAAGATAACCATACCAGCTGGAGGGCTAAATATTCCATAAATTGGAACTGCTTGCCCTCTTGCAATAATATCAAATCCAAGATTATTAAATGATAGATTGCTTACTTCCCCTGCTGTATATCTACGTATTCCTTTATTAGCAGCCATTATCTCATATTCCAATGGCCAGAAGCTATATAATGCCCATGTTTTCTTGCACTTGCAATCCTACCTAATTCAGTTCTAAATAGGGCCATGAAATATTCTCTTGTTTCTATATCTTGTCTTTCTTCTGCCTGCATACTTTTCATATAAAAAACTATAGCTTTTGCCTGTCCTCTAGTTACATCTAGTTCAAATGATTCATCATTTAGCACTTCTACATTAGTTGTGATTAATGAAATCTCATGTTCTATTTTTGCTATAGATACAAGGTTTGAAGCAGCATCTGCTTCAGCAACAAATTGCATACTTGTATCTGTTACTTCAGTTTCAGGAGTAGTTGAATTACCTGAAGGCATATGATATCTTACATCAAATCCTAATGTACTATCTGTAGCAGTACCTGATGGAGTTACTGAAGAAACTTTAAATACTCCATTATTTTTAGCTGTTCCATCAAATCCTGATATATGAACAAAATCACCAACCTTATAACCATCATCTCCTAAAGTAATAGCTGGAGAACCTCCTCCATCAAAAATTGTTTCATTAACAGCTACATCCAAATCAACACCATATCTATAAGGACCTATAGGACTGGCTTTAGTATACGTTTTTAAAATACCACCTCCTAATGTTCCAAATGCTCCACCTGCTGTTTGAACTCTGTGCACACCATTCCATCTTGAACTTCCCGTTACAAATATATAGTCTAAGGTTTGACCACCTGAATCTCCTTCACTTCCTGTGACAGCCATACTTGTAAGCCAATTAGCAACACCTTGTGATGATTTGGCTCCTCTAACAAAAGAGAGATATCCATCTAAAACAAACCATCCATTACTATAATATGTATTGTTAATTTGATTAGCAGCTGTATTTACTCTATGTGTAGGTATGTAAGAATATTCTATTTCTAATCCATCAGGTATAGTTTCTACAGGACTAGTGTATTCTCCAAAACTATCTATACTCCCAGAACTACCTGGAATCCATTGTCCTCCAGCAGCTTCACAATCAGTTATATTATCATAACCACTTATAGTACAATGAGCTACAGCCATTTTTCCACTACTAGTAGTAGCTGATTGCTCTACAATAGCTATTTTATTACCCCTATTATAATATGCATATTTCTTAGATGCCATCTGTATCCTTTGTTTGTGGCTCAAATATAGTTCTAGGAATACTTTGATAAGCATTGCTAGTATTTTTATGATGTTTACATCTTATATCTAATATTTTTACTGCATGATTTGGAAGGTTATAGAATCTTTGACCATTATTTATATCGAATCTAGCTGTTTCTATATGAGTAGGACTTTCTAAAGCTATCTCATTTAAAGCATCTTTTATATAAGAAATAGCTCTACCTGTACTGCTCATCCCAGCTCGTTCCATTAATTCTATTATTTTCATGCCGCAGTTCCCCCTGCAGCTTGAGGAGCTTCTGCTTCGATTGCTCCAAATCCTGCATTATATTGTTGTAAACAAACAGATAGAGTAGTAGTTAAAGCTTGAACTAATTCAGGATCTTCTTCAACTAGAGTTAAATCTGATAACTTTGCTTGTAAAACTTTTATAGCTGCATATATAACAACTAAGTAAACTTTATTAGTAGGGAAATATTTTATGTCACTATGAGTATATACTAAAGCTGCATCATTCGTTTGGTTAGTAGGAACATTATTTACACGATAGACTTTAAAAGTATCTGGATTAGCTCCAGGTTCTGGAAACACACTTATCTCTCCATTTTCTAAGATAGTATAGACTGGATTAAATTTAGATGCATAGAATAAACTATCTACATCTTGAACTCTTGCTTGCATTGCAGGAACTATAAAAGAACATTCTCTCCAATCATTATTAGTTCCTGATTCTCTTAGTACTGCTATAACTGTAGCTCCATTAACATCAAAACCATTAGAAGTTTGTTCACCACTAACAACTTGAAAATTAATTATTTCTCTTTGATCAAGTTGTATAGCTTTTGTAGTAACTTCTATAACTCCATCTTTTAGGTACTGAGTCAATTCATCCTGAGTAGGTACAGTACTACCAGTTAAAGTCAACCCTGTATATCCTTTTACTTGTGCTTCAAATGTAGCCATTATTTCCCTTCTACATATTTATTATTACAAATTCTAAACCCTGAGCTCTTCTTTTTCTTCTTCGTATTATAGGATCTACGCACAGAGCCAGTGTTTAAACTTTTACCACCCCTAGCATTTACATCTTGAGTATGTCCTATTGTTAAACTATCTGCCATCTTTCTCCTTAAATGCCTACCCCCCTAGAGAAGAACCCATCTTCCGTAGAGAGGTAGGATTTAGTTTTTCTAACTAGTAATCACTTAACTAACCAACTCTTCAAATGGAGAAGCTTCGGTTCCTGTTGCAGAGTTAAAGACATTTACATGCCATAAGTTAGTCCCCACATCAATAAGTACAACCTTATCTCCTATAATTCCACCTTGAGTAGTTCCTTCCATTCTAACAGCATCAGATGCTGCTACAGTCTCAAATGCAACTATAGTGTCTCCACCGTCTTGAGCGGTATAAGCAATTCCGTCCATTGTAGCTGAAGCAGAATCTACTTGTATGTCATAATTAGCGCCAGAAGCAGCCGTTTTAACTATAAAAGTATATGTTACTCCAGTTCCTGTAGCCGCTGGAAGAGTAGCAACTATTCCATCAGCTTTAGCAAGAAGCATTATGCGCTCACCATGCGTTGCAGCTGTGATACTTACAGTAGCGTCACTCAAGGTAACTAATCTACCTGAAGCGTCACATACATTATTTATCTCAACCGCAGTAGCAGTTAAGTCACTTACTACACCGAAATCAGTTTCCGATATAGTTCCAAGCTCCTTTACCTCATCATTGCTTATCTCAGCATTGGGATTATTAGCCAACCAATATTTAGCTGCCATTATCTAACCTCCTTATGCTCTAGTTGCGGTACCAGATACAAATGCATTAGCACTTACAGCTACTGCATCCGTAACATACCAGTGAAGACCATCACACACTAGACTTATTCTATCGCCAGCAACAGCTTCTCCAGCAGTAGTGTCGATTCTCAATAAATCATCAGCTTCTGTAGTATCATGTACTGCTCCTGCATCTAAACCAACACCTAAGATATATTCAGCTGTACTATCTGTGAAAATATCTAGATCTTTAGTTGCTTCAGTATCTGAATTAATATCAAGATGAAAGTGTACTTCCATCCCCATATTAGTATAGGCTGAAGGCAATCTAAACGAGGCAGTATTAGTACTTATATCTACAAAGTATCTATTTCCTGCATCTGAAGAAGTTAAAATAACTGTTTCAGCAGCAGCAATATGTGTACCATCTGATAAAGCTTTAACATGCTTAACTACGCCTGATACATTGTCGATAGCATTATCAGCTTTATTTTGTCCATATAATGGATTTGCCATAATCTAACTCCTTATACCCAAAGGGCGTGTGTTTCAGGACAGCACCATTCCATACCAGCTTCGGTAAGGATTTGGTCTACTCTACGATCGACCCCTGAGTTCTCTAAAGTCTGAACTCCTACGTAGACACCTGTATCTCTATTAATACCATTTCCAGTCAATGGACGATATGCACAATACTTCATGTTAATACCAATGATCTTAACATTTGTACTATCCAAGTGAACATTTCTTGCAACATTCATATCACCATATACTGTTGATATAGTTGAAATATCTACACCAAATACTTTCTTCTTACCTGTTAGAGACATTTCTGCTCTTAGGTTTGGAGATTGTTGTAGATTGTTCATGAAATATCCAGATAATTTATGTAGCCAATTGTATGTTGCTGTATCACAGAAAAATACAGTTGAACCAGCATTATTATATCGTGGATCTAACATTGCAGAAAGATCTTGTAAAAAATCATCCTGAGTTTTACTGGCCAAGGTTAATGAGAAAGTATTGCCATATGTTGAAATATAGTCAACAGCTCCTTGAGTTGTGTAATAATCAGAACTTTGTCGTCCAAATAACAATGAACTTTCAATGTCCCATTTATGCTCAATAAGCTTTTCTTTCCATATTCTTGCCCATTCGTTACCTTCATACTTAAGAACAGTAGCTCTATCTGTATTATTCATCACTGCTGATGTTTTCCAGATTTGAGTTTGTCCATGAGCAGTGCTATAAGGCTGATCTTGCCATGTTTCTGGATAACCAGAACCAGCAGCATGAGCAGTACCAACTACATAGCATTTAAAAGCTTCCAAATACTCAGTACTTGGAGCAACTGTAGTCAAAGGACTAACAAATGCTAAACCAGCAGCAGCAGGTGCATCAGCGCTTGTATCGCTAGATGATGATACAGCATTCATAAAGAAGTCTGTAGCTCCAGAAGCTTTTACACAAGTTGCATTAACAACAGCTTTATTAACACCAGTAGCTGCAGCAGTTGAACTTACAGGTAGAGTATCTAAATCTACAGAATTAATCTTCCATAAAGAATATCCACTTACAGTTCCTGCATCAGCATTAGTAGCATCACTACCATGAGGTATTTTGATTAATTGGCCAGGTATAAAAAACTGAGGCTGTGTTCCTTCAGAACCCTCAGCATAATCTACTACTTGACCATATATGTTTTGATTATTACCGTTACTATTGTAATCGGTAAAGAAACTAAAAGTATATACATTCCCAGCAGCAGTTGTCCCACTTGTAGATGGATCAGTTGCAGGTACAGCAATTGCAGCAGTACTGAAATCACTCATATATGCGTATCTTTTAGTATAAGAAGACCGTTTTTCAGAAAATTTGAAAGACGGATCATCTGTTGGTTTCTTAGCAACCATGCTAACAAACCTGAAGAACGGATCTTGAGATAAAGCTAATTCAGATACGTAGTCACCGAAGTTATACTTACGTCTTAACGCACCCGTATTTAGCTGTACCGAAGATTCGCCTCTTTCTATCGAACCAGAAGTATAATTACTCCCAGTTACGTTTAGACTATCAGCCATGTCTATCTCCTTAGTTATTATTTAAGTTTAGATAGACTTTAATATAAAATTATATTAGCCTACCCAAACAGATTATCAACACTATCATCGAATCCAAGGATACTTTCAAAGACATTCCTGTCTTGTGATATTGTTTCTCCTTGACTATTCGCTCCACTAGCAGAAGTAGGCATATTTCTAACATTCTTCATTTGGTTGATCATATCCTGTTTGGTATTGTCAGCAACATTCTTAGCGGCCTTATCCCTATTTAATAGGAAATGAACATCATTCAATGTCATTTTATGGCCTCTAGCTTGTTTTTTGAATTCCTCATACTGTTCTTCAGTCATGTTATTATCTCTCATGAACTTGACCTCCTCAGTTTTCATCGCTTTCGCTCTATGAATTTGAGTAGCTCTTTGTTGTTCTTTCTGAATCATTTGCCCAACACGTTGTTGAACTAATCCATCTACATGAGCATTCATAACTTTTGCACTATCAGAATCAGGATTTGTCATTGCTTCTTGCTGATCAAATTCGAAATCTTCTTCTAGATTTAGTTGCTCCTGAATTGATTTTGCAGGTGCTCCTCCATTTTGAAGATAATCTCTTACATGATCTACCAGCCCACTATCTTGCTTCATTGCGTCAAGAACAGGTACAAAGGCTTCAACCTCTTTGTATCTATCTCGCCACTTAACGGCCTCCCGACTACTGTCAGTATACCTTTTTTGCCAGTCTGTGCCGTTATTCGACTGTGTCACGTTGTTGGAGCCATAGTCTATTGATTCGTGGGTTGCCTGTTCGGGACCACTTGTTTGACTTTGGGTTGCCTCAGTGTCTTGCACATCTTGTATGCCACTATTTACTGTATTTTCTAGTCCTTCAAAAAAAGCTTCAGAGCCTTCTGATTGGTCTTGTGATGCTTCAGCTGATTCTAAATCAGCAGCTTTCATCCCAATCTCAGGGTTACTTCCACTCTGTTCTTGGTCTGTCATATTTCCCCCTTTAATTTACAGTTATTCTTGTGCCTATCTTACTCAGATTCTTCTGAATTTTCCAAACTATTTTTATAATTCTGTAACATATCATTAGCTCTTGCATTAACTAAAGCAGCATTATTAGCAACATTTCCCTTAGTAGTATTCATCATTACTTGAGTATCTGCTAATTCTTTATCTAATTTAGCATCGTTAACTAAAGCTGCTTTTGTCATATTGGCTTTCACTTGTTCTTTCTTTTTAGTTATTTCCATATCAGCTTGCATAACCTTACCTTTTATACCTGCTTGAACTAATTGTCTTTCAAGGGTTTCAATTGTTCCTTCTTTATCTTTTAATGATTCTTGCATTTGTTGCAATTGACCCTGTAATTGAGCATATATTGATTTTCTTTTAACAATATTTTCTTTATTTCTTATATCAGTTTCTGCTAATACTGCTATGTCATCTACTACCCCTAGCTGCATTAATTCTTTTAATTCTTCTAAATAAGCCCATCTATTGACAGGTAAAGTAGAACCTGATACTATTTTTACATCGTATTTTATAGATGATATATCCATAGATTTACCAACAGCTTCTCCCATATCATTATATATAGGTACATTAATTTCTTGAGTCTTTCCTTCCTGTATTGCATTAGGTTGCAGTATTCTAAATCTTTTATTAGCTTGATAAGTAGCTTGACAAAACTGAAAAACTAATTGACCTAATTGCTTTAAAGCAGGTTCAATAGAAGTGGTCATCCATTGTTTAATTCTTCGTGTTCCATATTCATCCATAGCTAACATGCCTCTATAAGTCTCTGATCCACTAGATGTATCTCCCATCATAGAACTATATATTCCTGCTAAATATTCCATATCCTGTTTACCTTGTTGAACTATACTGAAAAAAGCATTAGACAAAGGCATAGGTTGAATAGGTGTAGGAGGAGTTATTCCAGGTCTAATAGGAAGTAAAGCTCCTGGACTAGAAGAATATTTTTCCCACAACTCTTCATCAATACCACCTTCTTCATATAGCCATCTTAGACTGCTTCCTAGTGATGCATTGTGAACCATTATTTGATGAGATTTGTTAATTTCTTGCTGTTTACCTATTAAAGGAGCTACAGCGCTCATAGGAAAAGGTGTTCCTGTCCATTTAAAGTGAAAAGGAACTACTGGATAATCTTTGACACTTTCTGGTAAAATACTTTCATATAAAACTTTATCTCCAGCTACACATGTTTGTTTTAATCTTATTGTATAGAATTGAACACTATCTACAATATTCTTAGCAATCTCTTCATTTTTAAGTATTATATTGTATTCTTTTTCAGATATAATTTGATTTTCAATCTTTGATGCTTCAGTTTGCAACTTACTCATACATTCTTGTTGATATGATTGAAGTTGTTGCTGAGCCATTTTTTGAGCTTTTTCTAATTCTAATTGCATTCTTTCTGGGAGCATGTCTCCCTTTTGAACAGCTTCTTGCATTTCATTTTGTTGTTCCATCAATTGAACTTGCATTTCCTGCTCAGCTTCCTTTACCATAACTTGGCATTGATTTGAAATTTCTTCCAATTGTTTAGGATCTGGTGGAATTCTATAGAATAGATTTATATTTGATACTTTAATTTTTTCGTAGACTTCAAAGAATTCAACTAATTGATCTTGCTCACCTTTAGAAGTTATTCCCATTCCAATTTGTTCATTGCTATCATTATAAGCAAATAAAGCTTGATCATCATCCCCTAAAGGTCTTTGAGAATAAGTTCTTTGTTGCTGTTCATTACTATTACTATTAGCTATCTTTCTTTTATGATCGGGAAATATCCTTATCAAATGATTTTTAGGAAGAACTTTTCTTATCATTATATAAGCAGCATCCTTAAATAGCATATCCCTAGACTTAGGGTCTACATATAAATCAAAAGGTTCGGGTTGTTGTAATGCAACTTCTCCCATACCATTATCTGCATCTCTATCAACCGTTACTAACATATAGCCAATACTTTTAGTAACACAATCATTAATAGCATTATTATATAGAGTCGACCCATTGGAACCATCCCAAACATATGCAGCTAAATCTGAGATAACAGTTGCTACATCTGTGTCAGAGCCTTCAACACCTACAGCTTGCCATCTAGGATTGTTTGCCGTAGCATAAAAATTCAGCATTTCAACTACAGGTAGAATTCTATTCACTGTAAAAGTAGGCATTCCTTGTTCCTCTAAAGATTGCTTCTCCTCAACATTAAGTTGTTCATCGTGAGCAAATTCATAACCTTTTTGGTTGACAGATTCCCATTGCTTTCTAGTCCAACTATTTGCTAGATCATATAATTGCCTTATTTCATCAGCTCTTTTCTTTTTAGCCATTATTTTTTCTTCCTTTCTTAATTCTTTTGTAAGCTTTTATAGCTTCTCGTCTTCTCTTCTTGTCTTGTTTTCTTTGTTTTGCTTTTTTATTTGGCATATCATCTGTCTATATTATATAATAAGAATGAAACCATTAAAATTAACGCCACTATTCCAGCTATCAAAGTCATTTTATTCTTCTTTCATCCAATCTATTATTTTTTTTTGCTCACCTAAACGCTCTTCATGCTTTATTTTGTCAATTTTTTCTTGGTGAGTTTTCATTTCTATCCCCATTCTAAATGATAATAATCTTAATCTATCTTCATGAGACAATATATCAATCTTATCCTTAGGAATCCCTCGTCCAATTAAAGCAAATCTTACCCAATCCTCTTCACTTCCACCTTTTTTAAATTCAACTATGTTACCTTCTGGATCCGTAGGATATCTTTTTTTTCCATAATTCATATAATTATTCCTATCATTTTATTTTATTCATATCTTCTATCAAAGTTTTTTCCAATGGTACAGACTTTCTTTGCTGTCTATCTAACTCTCCAAACCATTCATGAATAATATTATCAGCTCTATTTAGTTCATCCTTAGTTTCATAAATTCCAAAGTGTCTCCTGTCTTCAGGATCTCTCCATTTCCCCTTATACATAGTGGGGAATAATTCAAAAGGAGGACTATTTTCCCCACCTTCTCCACTATAATAACTAGTAAATATATTTGAAACATCACCTTCTTTTATAAAATCTTGAATCATAGGAAATTCATGTAAATTTAAATCATAAGTACCAGTATAATTATAATTAGGATGATTATCCTTTATCCACTCATCAAATCCTGCTTCTCTAGTTCTCCAATTTTTATTAGGAGTCTCTGTTATTAAAGTCATTATCTTATCTCGAAATGAGGAAAATCATCGAATCTATTGTCCATCACCTGAAAATCCATATCCCAATCACCGCCCCATCTTAACTTGATATCCATGCTATTAGCAATCCCAAGCACAAAACCAGCAAAAAGAGTTTGTCGCTCTCTGTCATCCCAGTCCACTGGATAAGGCGTGACGTCCACAGCGCGACTAGGACTACTATTATGCCTCCCCATAGGGAATTTAACTTTTGTTTTACCTTCTTCAAATAACTTATTTTGTCTGTATTCATCTCTATGTCCCTCCAATACAGAACAATCTACATATTTTATAACTTCATTAAAAATCTTTTGTAATCTTTTATCACAAGTTTTTAAATTCGCTTTTGATTTATTTCCAAATCGTGGCATATTTCTCCTTAATCCTTTCGTCTAGTTGTATCCATACTTAAATCATTCCCTTCAATTGGTCTCTCATTTTTTGTAATATTGGATTACCTTCTAATTCCTCGATATATCTACGTGATAAATAATCATATTCAGGTGCGTATCCTTGCCAAGTTCCTCCATATTTAACATGAGAACCACCCGTTCCATGTAATATTAATTCATGAACTAATGTATTTAAATGATGCTCTGTCAGATTTACATCTTCCCCGTATTCTTGATTTTTTAAACTTCCTTTGCGAATATTCATATCTCCTTCATAGCCTTCTTCTGCCAGCTCTTCACTTATTCCATAAACAACTGCCGAATGATAATCAGGTATTCCTTCGTCTTCTTCAAGAATTGTATAGTAACCATATCCTTTCTCCTCATATGGCTCTATAAAAGCCCTAATTTTTTCATCTTCAAGCATATCAATAAGATTACCAACAGCCCATTGAGAATCCATCTCTAGTTGCTCATCACCAAATGATCCTGAATATGCAGACATTTCATCTAGTGGAGTATCCCATTTATCTTCTCTTAAAGTCCCTTTAACTAGCCCTGGAGCAGTATCAGCATAAGTTATCCACGAATCTTCACGTGCAAGCTCAGTATCAAGACTATAATTTTGTTCAAAAAGAATATCAACTAAATTTTGATCTCCTGCTTTAACAAGATCTATTAATAAATCTTGTGGAATTTGTTCTCTCATTACGTTTTCTTTTTTTTCTTCTGCACTAAACATTTATTTCCTTAGCTCTTGAAACATATTTGAATCGTCTTTCATAATTCTCCTAAGCTGTTATCCAATGTTTTGCTTCACGTTTCTTTTTATACCAACCATCCCTATTCTCAGATAACCCCTGAGGAGGATGTGCATACTTACATGCATATGCCAATGCATCTATTGTATCATCATGAGCCATTCTAGGCCCAAATGTCATTATTTCTCTATGTAAATCGTACTGTGTTTTTTTTATATGAACCTGACCAACAGCAAATCTTTGAGCCATAATCTCTTGGATCCTATCTCTTTTGCTCATTCTGTTTCCAGGTTTCTCTTCTTTAAATGGAATGATGAATTCATTCCTTCTTCTCATTTCTGCCCTTAAAGCTTGGAATATAGGTTTACTCATTGTAGTATCCTCTATTGTAAAAAGCTTAGGGTTATAAAATTTTGCATATCTAAATATATGGTCTACAATTCCAATTTTTTCTGTCCCAGGTATTCCTAAAACAGGTAAAGTTCTATCTCTTATATAATCTAAAACATATATATTATTATCAGGCGTTACTGCAACAGCGATAATAACAGAGAAATCCGAATTACGCCTAGCTGAATCAGTAGCGGGATCCACGCCGATATATATACTACACGGCTTAGCATCTTCATTATGTGGTATAATATATGTAATTCCAGTTTCTTCATCTTTTGTAAATGTTCCATCCCAATATTTAATATGATCTCTTGTAAAAATAGAGTCCTCCTCACTTTGAACTTCCATCATATACTCTTGATAAAATTTTTGAGGAGTACCACTGTCTTGATAAAATTTCTTTTTTCTTGTCATCTCTTTATGACCAAACCATGAAGGCCATAAAGGAGTACCATCATCTTGTATAGCTTTATATGTAATCACTTTCCAACTATAGGGCGAATCTTCTTTCTTAGCATGCTCGTATCCAACTAATATCCTTTGAATAAAAGAATCATAATGTACAGGTGTTCCATTAATTCTCAATCTTCCTGTCTTTGGTTCAAGTGCAGGGAAAACAACTGCTGTGACAAGATTACTGATTTTGGAGCGTGATTCAGGTGTGATCGTGTTATTTTCATCTTCAAAGTCATCAAGTACAATAAGATCGTAACGCTTATGTAGCTTGGCACCACCACGAATACCAGAAAGATTAGACTTAGAAATAAGTTTAGTGCCATTTTTAAGTTCAATATCATCTTCTGTCCATTTTTTTCCTTTTAAATCCCCAAAATAATACCTTATCTTCTCGTTATACTCAATATGATATTTTATATAATCTAGATTAGGTACTGATATTTTAGAACTAGCAGCAACCCAACCATAAAATAAAGGCTCATCTGTAAAACAAAAATCATGCATTATATTGCATTTAGTTAAAACTGTTTTACCATGCCCTCTAGGTAAAATAATTGCAACTTGTCGTTCTTCTCCATTCATTAAAGTATCAGCTACTTCATAATGAAAAAATGGAGTTTCTGACCTCATAAAATCATCAGGTAAAAATAATTTACCAAAAGCTATTAAGTCTTTATTAGCTAACCTTAAATCTTCCTCTGCTTTTGAAACATCATGTAGATTTATGTTTGCCACTATTTTAGATATTTTTGATATTCTTCCATATATTTATAATCTCCCCAATGGATATTTCCATCATACATATCTTTATTATGTTGATAAATACTATCTATAACTGCTTCCCTATTAGGATGATTACGAACATCATATATTTTTTTATTTAAAGTAAAATCAGAGCCTGCAGCTTTCATGCCATAAACTCTACGCAGAGCTTGATACTCTTTTAAATATTTCAACGTCTCGTTTCCAAGAATTCCGTCTAATTC